CAGCAAGACTAGTGTTCTCCACTACCGCCGATGGAGCGAGCAGCCCAACGGAGCGGATGAGGCTTGGGCAAAACGGTCGCCTGACTGTTCCTTATGTCTACAGCGATACTGCTGTCACCTCTGCAAACGTATTTGTAGACAGTAATGGTGTCATTGGCCGCGCTACTTCATCTGCACGGTACAAAACCAACATCGAAACGATGGAGGACTCCTATGCAGATGCAGTCCTGTCCATTCGCCCAGTATGGTTCAAATCACTCTGTGAAAACGATAACCCCGAATGGGGCTACTGGGGTTTCATTGCCGAAGAAGTAGCAGAAATTGATCCGAGACTTGCTCACTGGAAAAGGACAGAGTTAGTTGAAAAAGAAGACGGCAGCCTTGATTCCATTCCTCTAGAGCAACCAGTCCCTGACGGCGTGATGTACGACCGTTTTGTTCCCCACCTGCTGAACCTGATCAAGCGGCAGAAGGAGCAGATCGAAGCGATGGAGGCTCGGCTTTCAGCGCTTGAAGCAGCGTAGTCCTACTCGTTACTGTGCCTGACGAAATCACATCAGAGGAAAACGAGCGGCGCTTCAGGGAATGTCTTCGCCTGATCAACAACGTCACCTACGAGCGACTGGTGGAGTTGATGGGCGAGGAGTTCCTTGAAGAGTATCGCCGTGTTGCTCGGCATTAAAAAGGGGCAGGATGTCACCCCTGCCCCTGTGCAACGGAATATCACAACCGTTGCGGTGCCTTGTCAGCCGAAGCACTGTAGCACATGGTAGTGTGGTGGAGCAGCGGTGCGTCAACACCCTGCCCCTTGGCCACGATCCCCTGGAGACCATGACCCAAGAAGACTACAGGCATCCCTTTGCCCCACCGCCGGAGCTGCTAGAGCAGTGGGCGCACGAGTGGAACACGCTCGGAATCCGGCACCCAGACGCCACGAACACGGCCTCGTACGTTGCCACCCGCGCCGCCCAATGGGGCGCAGACCAGGAGCTGGAGGCGTGCCTAAGGCTGGTTGAAATTGACGCTGGTGAGGATGCTTATGACTTTGCTCGCTACATCCGCGCCGCCCGCCGCCCCAAGCCGCCGAGCTTGAAGGAGCAGGCGCTTGAAATGCTTGAGAACACTTGGGAAGGTGGGCACATCAACAACAACGCCGCCCAGACCATCCGCCGCGCACTGGAGCAACTCGATGACTGATTACAAAGCAACGTCCGTTCAATGGAATCTAGTTCAGAAATTCGCCGATGTAGTTGGCAGCTTTTATTGCTCTGCAATCCTTGAACTCCGCGCTAGGATCGAGGTACTAGAGGATGCTGCTCACAAGCATATCGTCGAAACCAGCGCCAACATTTTGGCTTTGGCAAGCCGAGTCGAGTCGTTGGAAGCTGCTGAACGCCAAGCCTCAAAGGTTTACGAAATCAGTAAACCGCTAAAACTTACAGCAAAACAACAGGAGGAGTTGAACGCATTGCTACGACCTAGCTCCAAGCCATCTCCTAATTCCCCCCAAATTGGGAGTTCGCTGGTAGAACGGGTCGAAGGCGCTCTAATGGAAAGCATCAAGGAACAAGGTTCCATGGCCCGCGCCGCGATCCGCGAGGTGGCGAAGTGGATGCGCGAGCAGCAGGACGGCGACCTGATTGCGGCAACCATGCTGGAGCGGGAGGTCGAGCGATGACTGATTACAAGTTCGTGCCCTTGGACAGCCTTGAGAACCGCCTTGGCGACGCCCTTGGCCTTGCGATTGCCATGATCCGCAAGCCCGAGATCATCGACAACAAGACCATGGCTCAGATCGAAGCACCGTTTAAGGAGTGGTGCGACGGTCTCGTTGACGGAGGACTGCTCAATGACTGACGTCACCCCACCGCCGGAGCTGGTGAAGCAGTGGGCAACTGCTAGCCCTGTTCAAAGCAACGACGAGAACTGGGCATACGAGTTTTTTATTGCCCACCACGCCGCCCAATGGGGCGCCGACCAGGAGCTGGAGGCGTGCGTAAAGCTGCTAGAGCTGTCCGATAAAAACGCACGGGATTTTCTGTACTCCGCCCGCCGCCCCAAGCCGCCGAGTGCCAAAGAACAGGCTTTGTTTGCCTTGGCAGTTTTGACGTCTGCAGACGAAACCTGCAGCATTGCTGAAATCCAGCAGCACTGGCACACCATTCGCCGCGCACTGGAGCAGCTCGATGACTGACATCACCCGCTACAAGCTCGACGCTGCGTTTGCACCCCTGCGCAAGTTTGATCACTTAGCCAAGCCTGATGATTTCATCGAAGTGTCTCTATGGCACAACGGTGAAGGCTTTGATGCTCACTTGAGCAGCAGTGGCGAACAGAGCATCAGGCTTTCGTGGGGAGAGTTCAAGGCTTTAAAGAAACTCGTCAAGGAGCTGGATGATGATGACTGACCTTTCCCCCGCCGCGCAAGCGGTGCTGGATGCCTACCAGTTTGCGCCAATCGAAGATGAGCTGACGGCTGCTGCTGTACTTCGGGCTGCTGCTTTGTATTGCAAACGTGATCGTCTACAGCTTCTTGCTATTGCTGACGAACTTGAATCCCAGTAGTCATTTCCACTTCAATGCCTGAACCAATAATCTTTGCTATCTGCTTCGTCTTCGCCTGGATTCTCACGGACATGATTCGCGGGTCCAAGCGTTAAGAAGTAGTAGTCACCTTCCCTACCCATGACGCGCTCCTTCTCGGAACTCACCAAAGATTTTGCCCCAGAGCGCCGGGAGCGCATCGAACAGCGCAAGGCGGAGATCCGGCAGTGCCTTGACTTGCCACCCCAAATAGTTACCTAGTGGCATTAACGGTCAGCGAGTTATGGAACGCCTTCCTCACGGAGCGTTCTATCTCGCTTTGCCCAACCAGTCTCACATCTGATTACCGCCAAGTAACCAAGTGGCTAGGCCGCTGCCCAGTGCAAGACCTGCAACAGGCACGCCAGGTCATGATCTGGGTATTGGGGCAGAAGCCTGTGCTGTCTTCACGTCGCGTTGCGATGTACACGAAGACCATGTACAAGTGGGCGGCACAAGAAGACGTTGGCTATTTGGAGCGGAATCCACTTGCCAGCTTCAAGATGCCCATGGCACCTCAACGTGACGAGCAGATCATCTTCATCCCGCGCAACGAGATCGGCTTGGTGCTGGCTGCCCTAGAGGCAAAGCTGACCTATCGCACCGTCAACTGGTCGGCCTATACCGAGTTCATGTTGCAGACAGCCATGCGAACCGGAGAGGTCCGCGCACTTCGATGGGTTGATATTAAAGACAACAAGATCTTGGTGCATCAGAACTGGACGCTTACCCATGGCTTGAAGGACAGCACCAAGACCAACAAAAAGCGATGGGTGCCATTGAACGGCAAGTGCCAGGCCATCCTCGACGCATTGCCACAAGAGTCCGAATATCTGTTCCCTTGGGATCGGCTGGCATTTCAGAGTTACTTCCGCAAGAAGCTGCAACCACTGCATCAGGTCGGCCTCATCTCACACCACTACCGTCCGTATGACTGCAGGCACACTGCGATCAGCCATTGGATCGAGGCTGGCATCCCTGTGCCTCAGGTGGCGGCTTGGGCTGGCAACACCAGCGAGGTAATTTTTAAGCATTATTGCAATACCACAAAGGAGTACGAACTGCCGGAGATTTGATAGATTGACGCCACGGCTCGCATTACCATGCCCAGCGCTACCCCTAGCACCACCTTCACCTGGCGGATCGCGAATCTTGAGCGGGAGACCGCCGATGGATTCGTTCTGACGGCACACTGGACGCTCTCGGCTGAAGATGGCACCTACGCCAGCTCGGCCTATGGCTCTGTCGGCTTCGAGCGCCCCGAAAACCTCATCCCATTTGCGGATCTCCAAGAGGATGTAGTCATTTCTTGGGTCCAAGAAGCCATCGGCGGCGAGGAAAAAGTCAACGAAATCCAAGCTGCCCTCCAGGCTCAACTGGACGAGCAGCGCCACCCGTCTAAAGCCGCCGGCGTTCCCTGGGCTAGCTGATGGCAGTCAAAGCAAAGACTGGCGCCAAGACCGTCGAGCACACGCCCGGCAAACCGAAGCGCACGCGCCAAGGGCAAGGACAGCACAGCCTGCCTAACCACGGCAGAAAAAAGATGCGCGGCCAAGGTAAGGGTTAATGCAACCGCCGGTCCTGCTGCCGGCACTGCCACTTGCTAATCCGCCTGAGATCCCAGCGCCATGGCTGGAATTACCTCGGGCGGTGGTGCCTTCTTATACGCCGATGGTGTATCCCTACGCCCCGGTCAACGACGTAGGCATACCACCCGCGAGCCAGGAGCAACCTCCTGAGAAACCTGCTGCGACATTAGCCATAACACCGGCATCAATACCGCCAATAGCAATCCAACCCCCGCCAGCGTGGGAGCCGTCGCCCGAAAAAGAACCAGCCAAAACGATTGAGGCTCCTGCACAGCCAATTAGCGCAGAGACAACCACAATCACATTACCGGGCACCGCAATACAAATCCCTGTGCCAAAGGCGGAGATTTTGAGCGCCGCAGCAACCACCAGTGTGATCAGTGTTGCCGCCACGCTTGGTGCTACAGCATTGTTCAAGCGGTTGGTGTCGCTGTTCAAGCCGGTGATTAGCGTTGCGGTGAAGCGGTTGCAGAAGATGCGGGGGAAGCCGGTGAAGTCTTGGGCGCGGCAGCGATTGGCACAACGTCACCGCAGATCGTTGCAAACGGCGATCCCGGCGCAAAAGTAAAACCACTCTTCATGACCTCGGTGCATTTGATCAGACGCACCAGTTCGTAGTCCAGCCGCTCCTTCTCTAGCTTGCGTTTAGCTAGCTGCTTACACAGGTTGACCATCTCAAAATCCAACGGCACACTGAGGCTGACCTGTGCGCCAAAGTTAGCGTTGCGCGTGTAAGGCGCTTCTAACTGGTACACATCGTTGCCCAAGTAAAAGGGCGTGAACACCATGGTGGCGCTATTGCAAATGTGCCCGCCACCAAAGCCTTGTTGGCTGTAACTACCTTGATTGATCTGGACAGCTTGATTACTCACGCTGCCGGTTGAGGTCGCCACAGGATTAGCGATTGCCGTGGTGCCGCCGCTGTCTTGTGCCTTGGCTGGCAAGGCTAGGACTACTGCGAGAAGACAGACAGCGAGTTGGTGGTGGCGTTGGTTGTAATGGTGCGGGTGATGTCTGTCTGTTCGACGATGCCAGCGGCACGGGTTACCACTTCCAAGCTGTAGGTATTGCCAGGGGTTGTAACGCTGAAGGTAGTACCAGCGGCGTTGATGTCCCCGCTTGGCGTCACGTTGGTGGCTGACACACTGCGATAAGCGCCACCAAAGACCTGCGTCTGGATCGTTTCGTTGATGGTCTGCGTTGTGGTGGTCGTGCTGGTCATGCTGCCCTGGGTGAAGTTGGGCGTGACCGACTGAGCCATTGCCGGAACGGGAAACACCAAGACCAGCAGCAGAAGGCGCCATTTCATGGCTTGTTTGCAGGTGGACGCGATTGTCTCACTGTAGGAGCCGATGTTTCATCGCGTTCCATCTTGCTAATGCCGTACCAAGCCAGCGAGCCGGTAAAGATGCTGGCAATAAAGGTAGGGTCCATTTTAGGCAGCAAACCGGCATAGCTGGCAGTCAATAAGGTTGCGGTCCATGTGAGCACCGACAGCCGGACCAGCTCGGCAATCCGAGTGTTATTAGGGGACCGGCGCCGAGGTGTTGCCATAATGAGAGCGTAGCTAGAGCCCTGAACGTGGTTGAGATTCTTGCTGCTGTTACAGGAGCCAGCATCTCTGTAGCGGCAATGGCTTTCACAGGTGTTTCACGCCGCAGCGGCGAAAGCCGGGACTCTGTGCTCAGGCTGACGATGGCAGTAGAAAGCGTTGCTGAAAAGATCCAGCAACTGCACGACGACTTCCGTACTGATCGCGTAGAAGTTTTCGGTCGGTTAAACCAGATCGAGCAGCGGATCGCCAAACTTGAGGTCAAGCCTTAGCCTGAGGTGTCTGCTTTATTTGTATGACCGCTGAACAGCTTGCCATCGCTGGCGTTGTCGTTGCCGCTGGTTCGGAAATCATCGGCATGTCCCCGCTGAAGTCCAATAGCTGGGTGCAGTTGATCCTGCAGGTGCTCAAGTTGACGCTGCCCAAGCGTCGGTGAAGGAGCTGAAGCTCATCAAGTTCTTTGAGAACTTTGACAAAAGCGACCCGTACCATCGAGCCGCTATTGCCGAGCTAGAGGAACGTCTGCCTGACAGTCTCTTCACCCGCAAGAACAGTTGGTTCAAGGTGTGGAGCCAGTCAGGCAAGCGCACTGGCTAGGGCTGGAACTTCCTGCCCCAGCCCGATTTGGCACCCTCAGGCAGCCACCGCTTTTGCAGCATGGCGCGGCTATAAACAGCCTGATTGCCGTTGGTTACAGGACCGCTGTAGCCATCGTTGACGCTGCCGTAGGGGTCATTGACGATGAAGTCACCCTTGGCTGTCATGCCACGCACCACCAGCATGTGACCGCCTGTAGGTGCGGCAAGGCTGCCGCGATGCAGGATGCCAATCACCACCGGGCGACCTGCCTTGATTTCCTTCTCTAGGTCATCAAAGCCGAGGTTGGTGTGCCAAGTTGACTTCAAGCCATACGACGCCAGCAGTCTGCCTTGAGCGCCGTGGTCGGTGGTGTCGCCATAGCCGCCTGTTAGCAGCTTGCGCAAGTAGTCATCATCGCCCTTGATTTTGCCTGGCATTAGGAACGCCAAGCACATGGCACAGCTTGAACTATTGCAGGTCCGCTGGGCTTGCGTGTAGTTGTCAACTTGGTTGAAGTACGGCACGGCAAGGTTGACGCTGCCATCACCGGCAGGCTCGGGCTTGTCCTCTTTGCCATCCAGCTCAGCCCAGTGCCCATCAAAGAGCCACCAAGTCCCAAGCCCGTAAGGCAGTTCAACTTGGGTGTGGTTGTCTTGGGTAGCTAGGACCTTGGCACCCTTAAACGCCTTGCCCTTGTCGATCTCCGATTTTTCGTTGTCTTCCAGCTCAGAGCTAGGCACCGGCTCCTTTTTTAGCAGGGTGTTATTGGTAGCGGTCAGGTCCGTGGTCTTTGCTGCTGTTGCCGCACCGCCACCTGAGCAGAACATGTTGACTTCAGCCGTCCGGCGACGCACCAAGCCTGCCAAGCCCTTATTCGTCCAACGCGGCAGCTCCTCTTTGGCGACGGTGTTCGGGTCCTCGCCTGCGTTTAGCCGCTTGCGGAGTGTTGATTCCTCCAGTGCGCCATTGCCGCAGTTGAAGGCAAAGCTGACCAGTGCATCAAACTGGCACTGCTTCAGCGGCACAGTAATTAGGTCATCCACGCCCTTTTCAAACCGCGCCACATCTTTTAGCAGCAGCGCATCAGCTTCGGCTTGGGTAATGGTTTTGCCTGGCGTAACGTGCGGACCAGTGCTGCCATAGCCAATGGTCAGCACTCCAGCAGCGCAGGTATAAGAGGTCAGTCTGCATCCCTCAAACTCTTTAATTAGCGAGAGACCAGCCTTGGAGATGGAATCCATAAAAACTGCGCGACAAGCCAAGGTTAGCTTCCCTCGCTACCGTGATTGATATGCCTAAAACCAATGACTTGGGGGCAGTGGATGGTCGTTGAGTTCTCCGTAGAGGAAGAACTGCGTTTGGAGAATCAATGTAGATCAGCGTATCGTTGCGAAGATATTGAGCAGTTGGCGCATCTTTGCTCATCCCTCGTCAAGCAAAATGCTTACTACACCAAGTTGGTCAGGCAAGCCACAGGGCACATTGCTGAACTTGAGATGATTATGACCTTTGGCGATAATGTTAAATTATCGTCCGAGTCTGATGATTCGGGTCAGATTGATCAAGATGACACTCGGGTCCAAAACCCGTTTGTAAATGTTCTGCTGATAATTCTTGGGATAGTGATGGAGCTTGGTGAGTTTTGCTTTGGTCTGCTGCGGCGAGTGATGCCAACCAAGAGTCGAGAGAATCCCGACTCGGCGTCTTGATGGGCAACTGCAGGAAGCGTTTAATCTCCTTGTCTGTCCTGACGATGACGCTGGCAGTCTTGGCGTAACAGACAAAATACCGCCCGTTCCAATCCTTGCCGGTTTCAACCGACATACCACCCGGCAGGTGCAGTGTCTCGCGTTTCATTGCAACAGGCTAAGCAGTTGTTTACTGACACGACGCCAGTTGATTGTGACCTTGCGATCTTTCCATTTGGCGCTCGTTGGTGGTGCCAAAAGTTCTCTCATCTGAATTGTATTGAACCGATGATTACAGCATGGGCATTCACGGCGGCGATGAAAATCTCCTGTTTCACTGCGGCAAGTGCGCATGACATCAGTAGTCAAGGAACCGCAAGCAGGACACGGCGGCCCCATTCTGTTAACTGACATGGCTTACCCCCAACCCCAGATCAAGCTGGAGCTGTGTTTCTGTGGTTGATACTTTCCCGGCGGTCCCTCTTTTAGGATCAGCCTAAGTTGCCGCTCTGCGTTAACAAGCAACCTGGCGGTAGTATCTTGCGCAATGCCTATTCGCCGTGCAATCTCACGCTTGGAGCAAGGTTCCTCACCGTCTAGCCCATAACGCATACTCAGAATCGTTTTGCTGTTTTCGCACATATACGACAGGGCTTGTTGAACGGCTTGTACTTTGGTTGTCAAAATTAAATCATCCTCAGGCTTTTCATTTTCGGCAGCTATTAAATCAAGGATTGAGCTGCCATCCTCATTTTGCGTTCTTGCTTTTGCGTCAAGGCTCACAGCATCCTGTGCGCTATGCATGTAATCCCGTAGGGTATTAGGTGCAACGCCAGCATGTGCAGCGCATTGCTCAATGGAAGGCGGCTCACCGTAAAGGTCCTGATGCTCAACCATGTAAGTTTTGACCTTGCGCAGGATGTCGCTAGCGCCTGACGGCAACTTGATGATCCGGTCCTGTACTTGGATTGAACGCATGATGCCCTGACGGATCCACCAGTAGGCATAGGTCGAAAACTTGTAGCCGCGCTCTGGATCAAACAGCTCAACCGCACGGATCAAACCGATATTGCCTTCCTGCACTAGGTCGTGCAGTGTGACGCGATTCGCAAGGTGCTTGTACTTTGACGCGATGCCAATCACCAGCCGCAGGTTGCCTTGGATCATCCGTTTTTTTGCCCGGATGCCTGCTTTGATATGCCGCAGCTCCTCTCTGCTGTGTTCCTGCTTTGATCTGAGTGCCACCATCCGCTGCACGGCATGACCCAGCTCAATCTCCTCGGCAGCGGTTAGCAGCGGGATTTTGCCGATCTGGTTTAGGTAATCGCGCAGAGGGTCCGACATCCGATCATAAAAAAAGGGGGCAGAGCCCCCGAGACCCTAGAACGGCATGTCGTCTACTGCAACCTTTGTCTTGGCAGGCAGTGAAAAATCATTGACCGCTACATCCAAGGAAGCGCCAGGGCTGCCGTCCTTCCGTGCAAAGGTCTCAACGTATGCCTGCCCAGTAACGGTGACTTGAGCACCTTTGGTCAGGTAATCGCCTACCACCTTGGCGCGTGGACCCCATACGGCACAGCGCAGCACTGTCGTATGGTCTTCGCCTTTGACCTTTTTGTTGACCATCAAGGTGAAGTTGGCTACTTCACGGTCGCCAATGGTTTTGAGTTCAGGGTCGGCGGCAAGGTTGCCAACTGCTGTGATCTGGAGCATGATCCGAAAAATTGGTAAAGGATAACGGACAACGCCTGTCTTGCTGAATATTCCCTGGACTGCATGTAATGCTGCAGGAAAGATACTAAATCAGGCGGAAGAAGCTGTTGGAGATGATTGTCCTGCTGTTTAACCAGCTCTGCACGTTGAGCGGCATATGCTGCCGCCATTTGGGCGTGCATCATCTCATCGGTCATGGCTGATCCTTGTTAGGTGGATAGCCGTTCCTGGATGTAGCGCAGGTGTTTAGGAAGCGTGATGTGGGCAGTCATGAGATCACCCTCAGGCACGGCAAATTCCTTGTTGAACTCCTTAATGATTTTGTTCCTTTTGACAACAGGTTCTGCTGCCAGCAAGTCACGGATCGTTTTTAGATCACCGTCAGTGATCGGGAGTTCCTCTGACGACAACTCAGGAGGCTCTTCCTTCTTTGTAGCTGCGGCAACGGGCTTTGCTTTGGCAGCAGCGGGCTGCTCAACAGTTGGTAACGGGCTGTCAGCCTTTGCCTCTTCAATCTCCTCTCGTGCCCATAGCTCGTAGCCAAGGCTAAAGAAAAATGCAGCAGCAGCACAAAGCGCACGGCGATGGCTATCGCAAATCATGCGGCTATTGATCTTGTCCCACGCAATCGGAAGATTGCGATTGTCGGTGATGGCATAAACAAAATTTGGCGTCTCTATGAGTGTTTGTACATGCAGGAAGTAGACGGTCAAATAACCAGAGCCATCAGGACTGCGCCAGACATGGTTCTCGCCATGCGGTGCTGTTTTGGTTTGCATGATCCAGCCGGGGGCGCTGGTATGCAGGTGATTAGCGATCCGTGCCCAAGAAACGTAATCTGCGGCGTAGGATCCTGTGCCTTTACGGAATACATCATCTTTGGTGATGACGCCCGCAAGATTGGGGTAAGTCATTAAGGTAATACGTTTAACTCAGTGAGCGTGATAACGGCGCCAGGTTGTTCGCCTTGTACACAAAAACGCTTGGTGGCATTGATGTGGATGACTAATTTATCATCATCAAATAGAACGCCAGTCAAAGCGTCATTGGTCGAACGAACAAGTTTGTCAAGATCGCCATTGCGGGCAGAAATGCAATGCAAGGGGGCGGTCGGACTAAGTTGACCATTTTTTTTGAAGTGTGATGTAGGTCTTTGGAAGCGAAAGACAACAGACAATGCCATTGGTGAGGATGTATCCCATTCAGCTGGCTTTTGGTCGATTGCTGCGAATTTGACATCTTGACGCCATGGTTTTACATTCTTACTTGATTCGACCATGATTCCTTTACCAATGTGCCGCTTTGAACCCTGAGGCGCAGGCAAGCCAATGACCGTAAAAGTGATGCTGTTGTTCAAGGGTTCATGCGGAGCTGGTAGTAGATTGTCACGTTCCGCTGGGCAAGT